TTAATCTATTTTATAAATCATATTGTCCTGATACTCGATGCCTTTGCCCATCTTGGCATCTAGTGAAACGATATTGTAGCCGCTGAAGCGCCGGTATTTGTCCGGTTCGCACTCTTGCAAAAATTGGAAGTAGTCCAGCGCCTCGCTACGGGTGGAGCTAAATAGGATAAACGGTGGGCGCATATACTGAATCATACGCAGGAAGCTAACCATATTAAAGTATTTATCAGCGGCATACGCACCCTGAGCAGTGGACACATAAGGCGGGTCTAATACCAGCAGAGTATTGGGGTTATGCTGATGCTCAGACATCAAAAGATTATAGTCTTGCCGGGTGATTTCGAGGCCGTCTAAATAGTCGGCAGCGATGGAGTACGGGGATTGGCGTACCTTATTGTAGAACTCAAACCCCAGCAATTGTTCAAGCGAATTTGCCTGTTTGGCACTAAATAAAAGCCATGATGAAAGTACGCGCACATCAATGTGGCCTTGGAAATTAGTGATTGTTTGTTGCACTGATCGGGTGCGTTCAGGGTCTAGCCTTGAGCCTTTGGGGATGCCGCCAACTATCTGCGCGATTTGTTCACGCAAACGGTTGTAATCTGGGATGTGCCGCAGGCGGTCTGAGTAGTTGTCATAGTCGTTGTAAATTACCCGCGCCTGCGGTTTGATACGTTTTGCAACGTGTGCCAACAAGCCGCTGCCGCCGAATACGTCTACAATTGTCCAATGTTTGCCGTCAGCTGGAATTTGCGACAATACTTTAGTGAAGTGTTTAATGAAATATCGCTTCTGTCCGACAAATGGCAGCGGGGCCGTTGAGTGGTATTTTTGCATCATTTTTACTTACTCTCCGACACTCTCGCTGGTGTTCTGAAATCAGTTTTAAAATGATGCTCGACGGCATTCTTAGTAATGGTTGTCTAGCTGAAAGTATTAACCGTTTTACAACGGTTACACTTGATTTGTACGTTACCGCTGCCTTTGGCCAACAGTTTTTTGCAGTAGACACAACGTAATTCACGATAATAAACCATGTCGCATTAACTCCGTTTAGGTTAGAATTACCGCCGCCTAGCTAGGCAAAGCGGCCTTGAAGTCAATGCAGGGTACATCTGCTTGGCTGGCGTGCCGGTGCTCGCAACACAGACACGTCGCCGCTCCTCTTTATTTAAAACTTTCTAAATTACTTTGTTTCCTCCATTTTCTCAGACGGCCTCCGGTGCGGTGAACTCAATCACGATCTTTTCCAGCGCGGCCTGCGTTTTCGCTGCTTCGATTTTGCTTTGCAGCGCTTGTCGTTGACCTGCCACATGTGCGGTCAGCTTTTCATAAGCGAGCGTTTTTCGCAGTGCGGCCTCTTTGAGCTTATCTGCATCAATGCCACGACTAGCGGCGATTTGGTCTAATATGGGAGTAGACGCGGTCTTATCCGTCGCCCACGCTCGCACCTCTGCCGCTTGGAGTGCCCATGTCTGTACCTCGAAATCAGGCACCTTGTCGATTTCGGCGGCAGTATTGATAAAGGCTTGCGCCACGGAGTTTAAGCGGCTGATTTTAGCGGATTTGAGTACAGACAAATCAACGCTTTCCGCGCCTGTCAGGCTCACCCCTTCCGGCAATTCGCCCGCCTTGTCCCAGAATATTTCGCGGCCGTTGCTATAAACAATCTGCCCGCGGTAATCGGGGATAATTTCCCATTTCGAACCATTCCATCGGGCGGCTTTTCCGTCTGAATATTCGGGCAATTCTGCCTCGATACTTTGTCGGCCGTCGTCAAAATATTGCTCTTCTACGAACAGGCCGTCTGAATCAATTACACATCTTGTCATTTTTTCAATTCCTTGATTTCGGTTTCCAATGTTTCAATTCTTGCGGCCATTTCTTGAATGGCTTTGGTTAAAACGGGCACAAACATCTCGTATTCGATTGTGTATGTATCCTGCCTGAAATTAATCATCGGCAGCGCGCCGTATTCAGCCTCAAGAGCAGCCACGTCTTGGGCGATAAACCAGTGCTGTATGCGGTCTTCTTTGTAGCGGCCGTCTTTGGTCGGGTTCTTCCACCATTCCCGCAGTTTTTCGGTTCGCTCCCCCTGTGGTAGGTCGGTAAACAGCTCATCAGTGTAAGCATCGCGGCGGTCATATACACCCGTTACCGGTTTGAGTTTATTGACAAAGTCCAAACCCAAAGACAACGGTTTAATATCGGCTTTATCACGCGCATCTGAGCGGATATTGACTGCCGACGGCGCATAAAGAGTTTGGTTGAACATACCAAGCTGAATTTCGTTACTACCACCCAAACGCGCGCCGTAGCCGATGGCGATAGAATTGGTAATTTTTCCGCTCAATACATCGCCTTGCACATTCCGATAACCCGCGGAATCACCAATAAATACGCTTTGCTCACTACTGATAGTAGGGGCGCACCAATACCCGAGGGCAACACTGGACAAATGAGTACCATTCCGCAATGCCGAGGCACCAATTGCCACCGTTTTTTGTGGGTTATCGCTTGATGACATTGCATCAGCGCCAACCACAGTCGTATATGCGCCACTTACTGCACTCTTGAGTGCATTCGTGCCAATCACTGTCAATTCTTCGTTTTTCGCCGCCGCCGATGATGTCGAATAAACATATTTAAGTTCTGCGTTACCCGATGCGTTAAGCTCTTTCGGGCTGCGGATCGTCAGACTGTTGCCTGCCGCTGCTGTTACTTCTACCGGTACCACGTCACCCTGCACGGTGGCCGCCCCGCCTGAAGTCAGACGGATACCCACCCAGTAACCGACTTGAGCGCCTCGAATATTGCCAAAGTTCAACGTAATATCATGGCCGTTCTGAATATAACTGCCGCTTTCCGTTCCTCTCCACAGTACATCGCCACCATTCGGTGCGCGGTTGCGCTCTAGGTTTTCAAGGGCGGATGCGCCAACCACAGTCATTTTTTCTGCGGCTTTGGCATTTTTTGCCGCACCGCCACCCACCGCAGTTTGTGCATCTCGGCCTTGGTACATCTGTAAAACAGCTTCGCCGATGGCAACGGTGAGGGATGTTGGAGACGGCCAAAACACTTCGATGTCACCTGTTAATCCGATTGGTGCTGTGCCAGCTAGCGAAGCGGCACCCAAGGCCACATTTGAAGAACCCGTTCCTATGCCTTGCCCGGAATTGCGTCCGACTGCCACATTTGAAGAACCACTAGTAATACCACGGCCTGCATTTCCGCCGATACCAATATTGCGCGTTCCGCTCAATTTTGATTGGTCGTACCACTCAGTATCAGCTTGTACATTAATCAAGCTGTCGGCTCCGATGGAGATGTTATCGCGACTGATGCGGGAAAAGCCTTGGGCGCGGTCACCGATTGCAATAGCAGAAACGCATTTTTCAGTTTTCCCCATCGCGCCCTCGCCGATGACCACTACGCCAGCGCCGGTCCACTCTCCCGACTTGAGGCTTGCCGCTGCGCCGCTGCCTGCAATAAACCGACCGATTCCGTTGCGAATGGCTTGATATTGCACATCGACAGTTTTGCCGTTAATCACAAACTTGCCGTTTGTGTACTTGTTTTTCTGCGGATAACTATTACCCGTATCAATAGATAAACCTAAACAGTCGACAACAACACCAAGTGCAGCGGTTTCAGCGGCATTCAAAGTGGCGAGTGCATTGTTTTTGCTTGCCGCATACCCAAAATCATGCAGGTTAAGCATCCCTGAAAACACACGCTTCCAGCGCGTGCCGTCGGTAGAAACAATAACGGTACAGCCGTTATCAGCGGTAGATTTATCGGCTTTATCCGCCACAAACACGCCGCCGCACACTGTTGTATTGGCGTGATAGGCGTTGACGTTCACATAGCCTGTGCCGCTGTATTTACGCAGAGCATCAATACTGGCAACCTGCGAAGCATCGGCGGCCAGCATTTTAATGGCCGATAAGACTTGGGCATGGTCGGCTTTGTTAGGCTCAATGCCAGCCGCGTTTAAAATGCTGTACAACTCGCCTTGTAACTGGTTCAGCCACCATGCGGGTACGGGAGTACCGGGCGTGCGGCGGTCGCCGTCGACAAATTGCTTATTCGGGGTTTGGATTAAGTCCATTTTTATACCTCTTCTTCATATTCAAAGCGGCAATACGTCCATGCCGGTTTTAATTCTTCAAACATCGTTTCGATAATCGGGTCGGTGTACACACTGATGCGGTCGCCTGCACGGCTTTGACCGGCTCGGAAAATATAGGCGGTGGCTTTGCCGTCGGCGATATCGACGCACCAACGCCAGATGGCGTCTTCGGTATTCAAACAATCACCCGCACAGCTTTCGCCGGCGCGAAATTGGTCTTCTTCGTAAATGGTGACGGTGTAGCCTGCCGATTCGGCGATGGCGGTAAAGTAGGCAATACTCAAACCGCCCAAGGCATTGAGTTTGGCCAGCACGGCATCAGTACGTTGTTGGGTATTGGCTCCGGCAGGTGGGGTGATGGCCAACAGCTCTTCCCAGCGGTACAGGTAATCGTTTTCCGCATCAGGGAACGGCGCATTTTTCACTCCTTCCGCATGGGCGGCCACAATATCAAACACACCCGCTTCGGCTTTGATTTCTGCCGTTTCTCCTACGGTGTCGTAGCTGACGGGCGGGCGCATGGCGGCGAGTAAGGTTTGATGGCTCACGTGGTGTACTCCACGTTAATACTGCCCGGGCGCAGCCAGTAAATGTCTTCGGCACTCTCCTGAGGCTTGATATTGCCCACAGGGGTGGTTAAGACACGGTCACGCACGCCGTACACTTCGCTGATTAAGGTTTCCAACTGGCTTTTAATTAGGGTGTCGCCGGGCTTTAACGCATCAAAATAGGCGTTTACAGCTGATTTGATGGCAGCGGTGGCCGTATCGGTATCAGTGCCGCTGCTTAAGGTAATGGTGACGGCCACATTCACGGTCTGGATACTGGGCGCAAGGGCTAGAAAGCCGTTTTTACGGGTAACAGGTCGCACCGCATCGACATGAGCTTGTACGGCGGCCAGTGTTTCTGCGCTGGGAATACCGTTTTCACCCAAAATGACGGCATCGACAAAGCCGTTGCCACGACGCAAAGGGTAGATAAATGCATCAACCACACCCGGCACTTCCAAGCACCAATTGCGGAAGTCGTATTGATTACCGCCCGCAGCGGGTCGGCGCAGACGTTCTTCATATCGTGCCAACAGGCTCTCATCGCTTTCGGCATCTGTACCGCCGACCATCGTTAGCAAGACGGCGGAACTGTCAATCCCCGCAGGTACGCTTTGCAGCGTAGCCGCGGTTTCGGCGGTTTGATTTTGAGCACTACCCGCAACAGTGGCGATAACGGCTATTTCAGCACTTCCAAGCGCACCGATAACGGCGGATTCGGCGGTTAAATACACCTTATCGCCCACATTGATCTGTTGGCCAACCGGCACCGTTGCACCGACCACGCCGCGAACACGCACCTTGCCGCCCGCGAAGGTGGCGGTTTTTCGGTAGATGCCGTATTTAGCGGCATGTTTTTCTAGATAGGCGCTGTCTGCGGTATCGGCAAAGGCTTGGCGCAAAATCCACTCTTGATGCTGGTATTGGCCTTCGCCCACTGCGGCAATAGCAGTGGCGCGTACATGGTTGTCGCTGCCCGCGTGTACATGGGCGGCAGGGTTTTGGTTTTGCAGGTCGCGCAGATAGTTGGCGCGGATTTGTTCTAAATTCAGTGCCTGCGTCATATCACGGCTACCTTGTGGTTCAGGGTTACGGTATCGCCCGCGGCATCGACGGCTTCAATATGCAGCTTCAGCCAGCCGTGCTGCGGGGCGGATGCGGTTACTTGGATGGATTGGGCGCGTTTGGACTGAATCACGGGCTGCAAGGCTTGCTCGGCGTACTGCTTGGCCAGCACTTCGATGCGCTTTAAATGCTTTTGGCGGCGCAATTCGTGCAGGCGGCTGCCGAGCGTGCGGTCTGCCCAGTAACTGCCCAAGGGCGTGACCAAGCGAATATACAGCTCGTTTTCGATGGATTGGGCGGATTGGTTGACCACATAGCCGCCCGTTTGGGGATTAAGTAAAGCGTCCATACCTTTATTTTCAGGTAAGGACGCTTGGGGTTTGGTTTGATGGATGTCAGGCCGTCTGAATTACAGCGGGTCGGATGTCGTACCGCCGCTGTCGCCGGTGTGTTTGTGGTCGGAGCCGACACTTTTACCGTTGTTGGTCAGTTTGCCGGTAGTGTCCAAATCGCCGACCATCTTCACATTGCCGGTAAATGATGTGCCACTGCCGCCTTTCACCGCCATGCCGCCGTTGCCGTTGATTTGACCCTCGGCGGTAATCTGCGCGGTACAGCCTACATTGGGCGCGTCAATCTTCACACCGCCCGGTGCTTTGATATTCAGCGTTTCACAGTCAATTTCGATAATCCGGCCTTTCTTTAACACCATCTTGGCACCGTCGGCGTTGTAAACCGCCGTTTCGCCTTCGGCAAGGCCGGTAATGCGGTATGCTCCGTTGGTGGTGGTGACGATAATGCCGTGGCTGGTTTTGCCGCCCAACGGCACAACAACGCAATCGCTACCGGCTGGCGGGTTCGACGTAAAACCGAAGTTTTCGGCGTGTTCCAAGTCCTGCACGGTTTCGCCTTCCAAACCTTCCACTTGGATTTTCTGCACGCCGCCGGCTGCTTTGACGCGGGCGATTTTGCCGCGGAAGGCTTGGCGGATGCCGTTAAATGCTCGTCGGATACGGTTGTCTATGGTTTTTGCATCCATTTAAATCACCTGCAATTCCTGTCCGGCCTGTTTGGCTTGGCGGCGTTTTTTCGGTTTGGCGGCTGCTTGGCCGTTGGCTTTGCGGCTTTCAGACGGCCTTTTGGTTTTGCCCGATTTCTTCGGCGGGTCGGCATCCAATACCCATGCGCCGTCCTCTTTCAGTGTCAGCACGGTTTCGGTGGGTTGGCCGCGACCGCCGGTGAAGGTTCTCGCCATCAGGAAATACACCGCGTCGATGCCGTCCGGTTCGCTCAATACGTTGATGCGCTGGCCGGGCTGCCACAAGGTGCCGTCGTCAGTGCGGTGGCCTTGTACGGTGGCGGTAATTGTTAAGCCTTCCAGCCTGCTGTCGGCCAGCCGCTTTTTCGCCTTGCGCTGCGCTTGAGCCTGACTGTCGATGTCCGGCTCGGTTACGATTAAGGGGCGGTGCAGTTTGACGGATTCGTCTTTGGCGGTGGCTTTAATGTTGTTTTTGCCGCTGTGGCTTTGCGCCAATACGGTGACTTCGCTGTACCGAGCCGCCATATCGCGGTTTACTTCCAGCCGCTTGATGTTGTTGTTTTGGCCGTTGGTCCGTAAAACCAGTTCGGCCACCGGTGCGGCGGTGTAATCGGGGCCGCCGATTACCAGCGTACCGTCCGGCTCCAGCCACGGCCACAAACCGTTTGCCTCGGCATATTCCAGCAGGGCGTCCCACGCGCGGCTGCCCGGCTCGATCTGCACTTTGTGGGTTTTGTCGGTTTTGGCGGCATCGATGCGGATTTTGGCCAAACCCAAAGGCTTGACGATTTTTTCGATGATTTGGTTTAAATCCATATCTTGCGCGTTAAACAGCGGAGCTGAGCAGTCCAATAGCACGCCCGCATCGTCGCGGCCTTGTATGGTTAAGGTTTTGCCGCCTTTTTCGGTAACGGTCTGCACGCGGTCTATGCGGCCGCTCAATACCGTATCGCCGCCCACACGCACTTCAACCTTGTCACCCGCCCGCACCGTATCGGGTTTGGCATCGACGGGGCGGCCAAGTGTGACTGAAAAGTCATCGGCGGGGGTGAGCAGGTCGGAAACGATGTCGTAATTCGTCCATTGGCCGTGTGTTTTACCGTTAATCAGCAGAGTAACGGTGTTATCGGGCGTAGGCATTCAGTACCGTGCCTTTCTCAATAAAATTCGGGTGGCGGATTTGCGGATTCAGGCGCAAGAGTTCGCCAAAGCGGCTGTAATCACCGTACCACTCAAAAGCCAGCAGGTGCAGGCCGATATCGCGGGTTACGGTTTTCTGTACCAACGGCGGCCTCATATTGATAACCGCAAACGCCTGTTTTTGCAGTTTATGCGCCGTATTGCGCAGACTTTCGGTAAGCGCGGCGGCAGTTTCCAGATAAGGGGTTTGCGGCAGCAGCCCGGCCGCTTCGATGCGTTGGTACACATCATCGGCACTGTCTGCCTGTGTTTGATACAGCCGCAGCAGGCAATAGGCCAGTTTGTCGGCTTTGGTTTCATCCGCCAGCATCATGGCCAAGATGCGCTGGGCGGCCAAAGCACGCTGCAAGGCGGCACGGGTATCGGCCAGCAGACGTGAGATTTCCACAGGTGTCAAAGTTGGCTCGTTCAGTTGTACGGCCAAAATATCGGCGGCTTGTTCGGCCAGCACACACGCGCCTACGGTGGCGGTAAGCGCGGTAAAGGCGGCCACATCTTCGGGCTTGGCGCGTTGGATTAAATCTACCGCCGCCACACTGCCTTCGGTTCCGCGGCTGACCTGCCACGGCGTAGCGGCTGCTTTAGATACGCCGCCCACCATATCGCGCCAGCCGTCCAGCCCGCTTTTACCGACATTGTGCATATTGGCCAGCGCACCAAACACAGATTTCAGCTCCGCCACCAATACGCGCGGGCTGTTCAGCAGGTTCAGGCCGCCAGTGAAGATGCCGTTTACCTGCCCATACAATACGCCCACCACCATTAATACCGTGGCATGAAAAGCATTCCAGCGGCTTTGCGCTTTCTGAATTTTGTTTAAGGCCGTCTGAAACACCTCGAAGCCTTGCCATGCGGCCAAATCGGCAAGGAAATCCACTTCGTCGGCCAAGGCTGTCGGCAAGTCGCGGTCAAAAAACGGCGCGGCTTTGACACTTTGCTTAAAGGTCATCCGCACGGTGCAGTAGTCGGGGTTTTCTTCGTTGTGCGCGACCTCGAAATCCGCCACCACGCAATCGGGCACGCTGCCGTAAATCGGGTGGATCAATTCGCCCGCGCCCGTTTCGCGCAATACGTTCAGCAGGTTTTGCAGGCGGCCTTCGTAATCTTCGCCCCACAATACGGCGGTCAAAGTTATATCCATCGCAGATACGCCCGTATCTTCGATGTCCGCGCCCTGTACGAACGGGTATTCGTGTTCCGCCAGCGCGTGGGTGCCGCGCAGCGTGTCGTCGATGACGTCAAAGGTAACGCCCTTGAAGCCCGCATCCAGTAAAGTGTCTTTCCAAGCCATTAATTTTTCCTACTGTTGCGTTCTACCGCCTGATTCACATAGGCCATAATGTTGCCGTTTTGCACGGTAACGGTAATCGGAATCGGCTTGCC